AACAAGGGCTTCAGGTTTGCCACTGTATATGAGAGCGACTAGCAACCCTGGTGGTCCAGGTCATCAGTGGGTAAAAAGAACATTTATTGATCCTCAAACACCTAATAAATCGTTCTATGCTACTGATGAAAATGGAGAGGTGATATCGTGGCCGAAAGGTCATAGTCGGGAGGGTGAGCCTCTGTTCAAACGTAGATTCATCCCTGCCACCCTCTTCGACAATCCGTACTTGGCAGATGATGGTTTATACGAAGCTAATCTTCTTTCGTTACCTGAACATCAACGCAGACAATTGCTTGAAGGTGATTGGGATATAAATGAGGGTGCAGCCTTTCCTGAATTTAATAGGAAAGTGCATGTAGTAGATCCTTACGACATACCTTCTAGTTGGATTAAGTTCAGAGCTTGCGACTATGGTTACGGTTCTCATACTGGTGTTCTTTGGTTTACTATGGTTCCTGGTTCTGAACAATTAGTAGTATACAGAGAGTTATATGTATCAAAGGTCACAGCTACTGACCTAGCTGATATGATACTAGAAATAGAAAATGAGTCAGGAGAAAACATACGTTACGGAGTTCTTGACTCGTCCCTTTGGCACAAACGTGGTGATACAGGTCCAAGTTTAGCTGAACAAATGATTATGAAAGGTTGCAGGTGGAGACCTTCAGATAGATCAAAAGGTTCTCGTGTTGCAGGTAAAAACGAAGTTCACAGAAGACTGCAAGTAGATGAGTTTACAGAAGAGCCTAGATTAGTATTTTTTAGTAGTTGTACAAATACTATATCTCAAATACCAGGTTTACCTCTTGATAAAAATAATCCAGAAGATGTAAACACACACGCAGAAGATCACTTGTATGACGCACTAAGATATGGTATAATGACTAGACCACGTAGTAACATATTTGACTTTGATCCTGCAGCACAACGCACAGGTTTTCAAGCATCAGATCCCACATTTGGATACTAAGGAAATAAAATGGCAGAAGAAGATTTTGAAGAAATGATCATGGATATGGAAGAAACCTCTGCAATAGAGGATATTTCCGAAGAAGATAATTCAGATCCACTTACAGGTCATATTGTTCAGTTTGTTAAAGATAAATATACTAAGTCCGAAACAGCTAGACAGTTAGATGAAGAACGTTGGATTCAAGCTTACAGAAATTATCGTGGTATTTACGGACCCAATGTACAATTTACTTCATCAGAAAAATCTCGTGTATTTGTAAAAGTAACTAAAACAAAAGTTCTTGCAGCTTATGGTCAGATAGCAGAAGTACTATTTGGTGGTAATAGATTTCCAATTAGTATTGATCCTACAACTTTACCAGATGGTGTAGAAGATACTGTTAGTTTTGAAACTAATCCTGAAATAAGAAAAGCTGTTAGTCCAGAGTTAGCTGAGTTACTTCCAGGAGAAACGTTACCAGAGTTTAGAGAAAGACTAGGTGCTCTATCTGGAGTGCTAGAGCCTGTTATTGACGATGTAAAATCAGGCTCAGGTAAAACTCCATCAGCTGTGCAGTTTCATCCTGCAGAAGTTGCAGCTAAAAAGATGGAAAAGAAAATACATGACCAGTTAGAAGAATCTCACGCAAAGAAACATCTACGTGCTGCTGCATTTGAGACGGCACTGTTTGGCACAGGAATTATGAAAGGTCCGTTTGCTGTAGATAAAGAATATCCAAACTGGGATGATGAGGGTAATTACTCTCCGATGTTTAAAACAATTCCTCAAACTACATCTGTATCTATTTGGAACTTCTATCCAGACCCTGACGCAGCTACAATGGAAGAAGCAGAGTACATCATAGAAAGACACAAGATGTCACGTTCTCAGATGCGAGGTTTAAAAAATCGTCCATACTTCCGTGCAAATGCAGTGGACAATGCTTTACAGCTTGGTGAGAGCTATCGTAAAGAGTGGTGGGAACACATCATGGAAGACAACTCAGAAGAAGATAGAGCTGCACGTTTTGAAGTTCTAGAGTTCTGGGGTTTTGTAGATAAAGATATAATAAAAGATCAGGGAGTTGATATCCCTAAAGATTTAGAAGATGCAGATCAATTAAGTGTAAATATCTGGGTTTGTAATGGACAAGTATTAAGACTTGTAATGAATCCGTTTACCCCAGCTTATATTCCTTATTTTGTTGCACCTTATGAAATGAATCCGTACAGCATTTTTGGCATAGGTATTGCTGAAAATATGGACGATACACAAACACTTATGAATGGCTTTATGCGAATGGCGGTAGATAATGCAGCATTGTCTGGTAATCTACTAATAGAGGTAGACGAGACTAATCTCGTCCCAGGGCAAGACCTCTCCGTGTATCCAGGAAAAGTGTTTAGGAGACAGGGAGGGGCACCTGGTCAAGCTATCTTTGGTACCAAGTTTCCAAATGTATCTAACGAAAACATGCAAATGTTTGATAAAGCAAGGGTATTAGCAGATGAATCAACTGGTTTTCCATCTTTCGCACATGGTCAGACAGGCGTTAGTGGAGTGGGTCGTACTGCTTCTGGTATTTCTATGCTCATGTCTGCTGCCAACGGTAGTATACGCAATGTAGTTAAAAACATAGATGATTATTTATTAGCACCATTAGGCAAAGCCTTTTTTGGTTTTAATATGCAGTTTGACTTTGATAAAGAAATCAAAGGTGACTTGGAGATAAAAGCTCGTGGTACAGAAAGTCTTATGGCTAATGAAGTGCGTAGTCAACGCCTTATGCAGTTTATGCAAGTGGTATCAAACCCTGCGCTTGCTCCATTTGCACGTATGGATTACATTGTACGTGAAATTGCTAAGTCAATGGATCTTGATCCAGATAAGGTTGGCAACAATATGGCACAAGCTGCGGTCCAAGCTGAGATACTAAGGCAGTTTAAAGAAACTAATCCACCACCTGCACAACCAGGTGTTAAACCACCAGAAAGCCCACAGGGCGCTCCTGCGGGGGCACAAGTGCAGGATACCCAAGGTAGTGGGGGTGGTACTATAGGAACAGGTACAGTGCCTCAGCCAGGAGAACAGGGCTTCTCAGGCAATACTGGTCAACAACAGGTACAATGAAACTAGTCGTGAACAATACTTTAAAACCTTTCGTAAACAATCCAGAATTGTACAATCCATTTCTGGAAGAAATAGTTAAAAGAATAGAAAAGACACATAAACGTCTTGAACAAATTAGTGAGGTAGAAGAACTCTATCGTGCTCAAGGTGAAATACGTACACTTAGAGCAATGTTAAGACTTAGGGAAGATATTAATGGAAGTTAAGCCTAAACCAAGACCAGAACCAACTAAACCAGAAGCAAGACCAGATATTATTGATGTATCTCCTAAAGCAGAAGCAGGAGATCAAGATCTTATTAAAAAAGATGATTCATTTCCTGATGTTAAACCAAAGCAAAGACCTGAAGGACGATCTGAGCTTATTACTAGAGGGTACGAGATTGATGGAAGAGAAGTACAAGTTGATATAATTAAATTTAAAAGTGGTGAAGAGATAGCCCTTGATAAGGTAATTCAAAATATTGATGCAAAAGGTACAGCAAACGAGCCTGTTATAACTAAAAATACAGTAACTCAAGTATTAAAATTTTTAGAGGAAAGAAACCCTACAAGAGAAGAGTTTGAAACCTATTGGTATAATAAAAGATTAAACAAAGGTGGAGCACTAATGGAAGAACAAATGCAGATGGCCTTTATGAGTGAGGGTGGATTAAAAGATGATGGTATGGATAAAGATCCAGTATCAGGTAATGAAGTTCCATCAGGTTCCATGGCAGAAGAAGTAAGAGATAACATACCTGCACAGTTATCTGAGGGTGAGTATGTAGTTCCTGCTGATGTTGTTCGTTATTACGGTGTAAAGTTTTTTGAAGATCTAAGAGATAGAGCTAAAATGGGTCTAGCTGAGATGGAAGCTGATGGTCGTATAGGTGGTGAGCCTGTACCTGCAGGTGGTCCAATAAATGAAGAAGAGCTATCTCCACAGGAAATGCAAGCTATACGAGAAATGATGGGTATGGCAGAAGGTGGCGATATACAAAACCCTTATATGCAACAGCAGTTGTTATATAGTCAGCCAAGACCTGCTCCTATAGATGATCAAAAAGATACAATTGTAGATATTACCAATCCTGTTATAAATCAAATGCCAATTCAAAATATGGCTATGGGTGGTGAAGTAAAAGGTTATGCACCTGGTGGACTTGAGCAAAGTTTTCTTAACACAGGTCAACAAGCTGTAAACAGAGGTTTTGTAGGCTTTCCTTTAGGTGCTACAATCTTTCCATCAGAAAAAACTGGTCAAACAGCATTAGGTCCATCTGGAACTCAAGTGGCTACAACTGGAGCTATTGATACAGCAATTGCAGGAACTGCAGGTACAGATACTTCAGCATTAACTACTGTAACTCTTTATAGTCCTGATTATCTTACAGACAATCAAACTATTACTTTAACTCTTCCAACACAAGATGATTTATATAAACAAAAAATTGCAGAGGGTTGGACAACTGAAATGCCTGTAGCAGGCGCACCAGTTGTAAAAGGTGGTGGTGATGATGACGATGATGATGATAAACCTAAAACAGATCCAAATGCTTGGATGGATAAGTTTAACTATAATGACTTTGGTGAATTAGGTACGCAAACATCTGACATGCTTAAAAAAGCTCCTGTTGTAGGTGCAATAGGTGCATTTGTAAATGGGACAAGAGCAGCTCAAGCTGCTGCTAATATTATTATTATGAAAGCTAATGGGCAAGATACAACAGAACTAGAAAAAGAGTGGAATAACTTTGTTAATAGTGATCCAATTCTTAGAAATTTGCCAGACGAGGTTATTAATGGTGATAGGTTTGCTAAAGAAATTATGCTAGAAAATATTAGGCTTGCACAATCTAAGGCCAGAGATTTAGATAATAAACCTTTATTTGAAGATGATCAAGCTTTTAGAGATCACATGTCTCAGGTTCTTCCAGAAACAGTTTCAAGTCCAGGGTTGTCTGGAAGTACCGCAGCATCTCAAGCTGAGGTTGTTAAAGAACAAGAGGTTATGTCTCAGGAAGTTGTAAAGAAAAAGAAAAAGAAAAAAGATAAACCAGCACCAGTAGGCACAACTTTTAAAGCAGGTGAATCTTCTATGGAAAAAGAAATTGATAAAGAGGCTAAAGCTTTTGCAGAAAGTGGTAAAAAATTTGATATAAATGATCCATCAACTTGGGGATCAAGCAAAGGCGGTTTAATGACTAAAGGCAAAAAGAAAAAATAACTATAAGGCTACTCAGCTTCGGCTGACCCCAACATAAAAAGGAGAAAAATATGCCTGAATTAACAGCAGTAGAAGCACCAAAAACAGCAGGATTTGTTGATAGAGGTTACAACTACGAGAAAAAGCGTAAGCGAATGGAAGCTGAAGAAGAGGAGATTCGTAAACTTGAAGCTGAAGCACGTGGAGAAACAACAACCAACGAAGAACAGCAACCAGAAGAAGAAGCTCCCGAAGAGAAAAAGGCCGATACAGAAGTTAAAGAAGAAACGCTATCTGCTGAAGAAAAATCGTTTAAGAAACGTTATGGTGATTTAAGAAGGCATATGCAAGAAAAAGAAAAGGAATGGGACGAAAAGTTTCAAGCCTTTGAAGCACGATTAGAAAAAGAATCTATTGTGCCGCCTAAGTCTGATGAAGATATAGAACAGTGGGCTAAAGAGTATCCAGACATAGCAGGTGTTGTAGAAACTATTGCTGCTAAAAAAGCTCAAGAAATGTTTAACAAAGCAGATGCTAAACTAAAAGAGTTAGATAAAGTTCAGACAGAAGCTCAAAGAGTAAAAGCAGAAAATACAATACGTAAATCTCATGAAGACTTTGATGATCTACGTGCATCAGATGAGTTTCATAGTTGGGTTGATGAACAACCTAAATGGGTACAAGATGCACTATACGAAAACTCAGATGATCCTGCCTCTGTAGTTCGTGTTATAGATCTTTATAAAGTAGATAAAGGTCTTACAAAAACTGCAAAGAAAGCAAAAGCAAAAGATGCAGCTTCTACTGTAACTAAGCGTAGTAAAACAGAAATAGATGTAGAAGATGCAAATGACGTAATTCGTGAGTCAGAGGTTGCTAAAATGTCCGATAAGGAGTTTGAAGCAAATTCTGATGATATTAACAAAGCTATCCGTTCGGGTAAGTTTGTTTACGATGTATCTGGTAAAGCCAGATAACTGTTGACAAATAAAAATTCAGCAGTATAACTATGGGTATGTTGACAAAAGCCTCTTTTTGACTACCTTTTGTCGCACCCAAATCTACAAAAAAGTCTAAACTAAGAAGAACTACCTGGACAAGTATAGGCCCAGTGGTATTCGGTAGCGCAACCTAATACTAACTGCACCCTAGAAAACGTACAGCCCCTTTTAGATGTTTAAGCTTAATTCAAGCCAAATATCAGGAGGATTTAATTATGGCTTTTACAACCGCATCGGGTTACGGTAATTTACCTAATGGTAATTTTAGTCCCGTAATCTATTCCAAAAAGGTACAGCTTGCTTTTCGTAAAGCTGCTACCGTGGGGGATATCACCAATTCAGATTACTTTGGTGAAATTGCCTCACAAGGCGACACAGTTCGCATAATCAAAGAACCTGAAATCTCAGTTCAGTCTTATGCACGTGGCACAACAGTCACAGCACAAGATCTTGACGATGAGGATTTTCAGCTAACAGTGGATAAAGCTAACTACTTTGCGTTCAAAATGGACGATATTGAAGAAGCTCATTCACATGTAAACTTCATGGATCTTGCAACAGATCGTGCAGCTTACAGACTAGCTGATCAATATGACCAAGAAGTTCTTGGTTATTTGTCAGGTTTTAAGCAATCTTCTCTACATGCACAAGCAGACACAGTTAATGACAGTGTAAACGGTTCAAAAGCTGTGACTACCGCAGGTTCAGACGAATTGCTTACAAGCATGAAACTCCGTAAGGATTCATTCGGTAACATCACAACAAGCTCTGCAGGAGATCACTCAATTCCTGTCGTAGCACGTTTACCAGGTGCAACTGCTTTGCCAACAGCTACAGCTTCACCTGCAATGGTTGTTGCAAGAATGAAAAGATTGCTTGATCAACAACAAGTTGATTCACAAGGTAGATGGCTTGTCATTGACCCTGTGTTCATGGAAATCTTATCAGACGAAGACAGCCGCTTCATGAATGGAGACTACGGTGAGTCTGGTGGACTTCGTAACGGTCTTGTAATCAACAACTTTCATGGCTTCCGTTTGTACGTGTCCTCAAACCTACCTGCTGTAGGTACAGGCCCAGGTACAACAGGATCAGCAAACCAAAATGCAAACTTTGGTGTGATTGTTGCTGGACATGATTCTGCTGTAGCAACTGCAGAGCAGATCAACAAGACAGAAACATATCGTGACCCTGACAGCTTTGCTGACATTGTTCGTGGTATGCATCTATACGGCAGAAAGATTCTTCGTCCAGAAGCAATCGTAACTGCTAAATACAACGCTGCGTAAGAAGGGAGATTGAACAATGGCTACTATTTCAATGAGCACGAACTCAGCCTCTACTTCCAACAATGGCGGTACTGGCAACAAGCAGCTTCGTGGCAGCTTAGTTACTTTACAAAATGATATAGATCTTGCAGATGCTATATTACAAAATGGTGGCACTGCACTAGCAGCCAATGATATCATTGAGGCTATTGCCGTTCCTGCCAACACTTTGATACTACATGCAGGTTTTGAAGTTGTAACTGCAATGGCAGGTACTACTACAGACTCTTCAATTCACGTTGGTATCACAGGAACAGACGTAGATATTTTTGCTACGGCATTTGACTTAGATGGTGCATCAGTAGGGGATCACACTCCTGCTATCACATCTTCAGGTGTATGTTCTAACTTACCAGTGTTTACTGCATCAGCAGACACTATTGACGTAGAAATTCATGCGTCAGGTGGAACTATAACTGGTGGTATTATTCGTGTATACGCTGTATGCGTAATGATGGATGACATAACACAGTCTACATCTGCTAATGAAGTAGATCGTGATCTACTAGCATAAAATAACTTTAGGGGCTGACTTAGGTTGGCCCCTTTAGCTTATCTAAGGAAAAATTATGGCTCTAACATTTCTCTCGTTAACTAACGATGTAATTACACGGATGAATGAAGTAACACTTACTTCTACTACTTTTGCTAATGCTAGAGGTGTTCAGGTACAGTGTCAAAATGCTGTCAATGAAGCCATCAGATATATAAATCAAAGAGAGTTTGGATATTCTTTTAACCATGCACAGAACAGCTCTACTTTGACTCCAGGTGTGTGTAGATATACTGCACCGACAGATACTAAATCAATAGACTATGCTACTGCTAGAATTAAAAAAGATGATGATGTTAATGCTGCAGGAAATAATTTAGTACTTCTCAACTATAACGAGTATATAGAAAAGGGTTATCCTAACGAGGAAGATCAAGTTAAGACAACAACTGTCAATGCAACAGATGGATTGTCTGCATCTGTAACAACAATAACCGTTGCATCTACAACAGACTTTAGTTCAACAGGAACTCTTTATATAGGTGGAGAACAAATAACTTATACAGGTATATCAGGTAATGATTTTACAGGATGTACTAGAGGTGCAAATAGCACCACAGCAGCAGCAATATCAAATGGCACTACGGTAACACAGTTTGATGGTGGTGGTGTCCCTAGAAATATAGTTAGAACTCCAGACAACAACTATCTACTATATCCTTATCCAGATAAACAATACACACTTATATTTGATTACTTTACATTTCCATCTGACCTATCAGCACATGGAGATACTACAAGTATTCCAGACAGGTTTGCACCTGTAATTGTAGATGGAGCTGCTGCTTTTGTTTATCAGTATCGGGGTGAAACACAACAGTATCAATTAAACTTTGCTAGGTTTGAGCAAGGTATTAAAAATATGCAAAGCTTACTCATCAACAAATATGAGTATGTACGATCCACAGTTATTATTGCCCCTAGAGGTTCCGCTAACTTTATGGGTGGAGTTGTTTCCTAATGCCAGATCTATCTCAAGCACAACCTGCAGCATTTAACTGTGAGGGTGGCTTAGTTTTAAATCGTTCTACATTTCTAATGCAACCTGGCGAGGCATTAGAATTAGAAAACTTTGAGCCTGACATTGAGGGTGGTTACAGAAGAATAAATGGTTTTCGTAAATATGTAAATCAACAAGTGCCTCAAACATCTGACTCTGGTGAAAAGATATTGATGGTTGCTAACTTTGCAGATAAAGTATTAGCAGCTAGAGGTGAGAAGATATTTAGTTCTGCATCTACTGAGCTTGCAGTTAAAATTGTTTCTACTACAGGTATGACAGGATCTGGAACTATTACTGTAGACTCTACTACAGGATTTTCTTCTAGTGGAACATTACAAATTAACGATGAGTTGTTTACGTATACTGGTGTTACCTCTACTACTTTTACAGGTGTAACTCGTGCTACTACAGGCACAACTGCTGCTAATCATGCTCTTGACGATGTAGTATCAGAGTCTTGGACTGAAAGAGATACTGGCAGAACGAGTGCAGGTAAATATAGTTTTGAAAGATACAACTTTGATGGTAACGAAAAGATTATAGTTGTTGATGGTGCAAATGCCCCGACTATATTTAATTCTTCTTTATCGGCAACAGATGTTAGTGAGAGTTCTGTAGCAGGTTCTACAATAGTAGTAGCTTTTAAATCTCATATGTTTTATGCAGGTAAATCTAGCACACCACAGACATTAGTATTTAGTGAACCTTTTGACGAAGATGGATTTCAATCTGCTGATGGTGCAGGAACTATTAAAGTAGATGATAATATTGTTGGACTAAAAGTATTTAGGGATTCTTTATTTATATTCTGTGAAAATAGAATATTTAAAATGACAGGATCTACTGTTAGTGACTTTGCAATACAACCAGTTACCAGAGATATTGGTTGTGTAAATAGAGATACTATACAGGAATTTGCAGGTGATCTGTTATTCCTTGGACCTGATGGACTCAGAACTGTTGCTGCTACTGCAAGAATTGGTGACACGGCTCTTGGTGCTATTACACAAAATGTGCAGTCTATATTTGATGCTAATATTAAAGACTCTACAGTTTTTGATAGTGTAGTTATACCAGATAAAACACAGTATAGAATATTCTTTTCAAAAGCAGGACAAGGTGAAAACTTAACTAGAGGAATTATTTGTGTTAGAAGAGCAGATAAATTTGAATTTGCAGAAATACGTGGAGTAAAACCTGCAGCTACAGATGCTCTAGTTGTTGATG